TAAATATTTTTTATATGGAAAAATAAGCATTGGTAAATCTCTAGAAACTTTTAATCATCTTAGCCCTTCTACTTAAAGCCGTGGGGGCCTTCTTAATAACATACTTTCCTCCACGTAATAATTTACTACCCGCTGTTTTACTAACCGACTTAACACTAGAACCAGCTTTAGTAGCAATATTCTTACCTTTTACAAGAATCTTATCACCCTTCCAAGCTATTTTTTTCTTCCAATCAGGGAATTGTGTTTGCATAAATCTTATTTCATCTGGACGAGCAGCACGGAACTTATAGCCTTTAGCTGTAAGGGCTTCTACTCTAGCTACAGTACTAGCTGCTTTTTCTTGGGCCCTAAGTGCCATTCTCGCAGCCTTTTTTTGCTGAGCTTTTGAAGTTCTTGCTAATTTTCTTCTCTTACCACCAGGAAGAACTCTACTTGCTGCTCTAAATGGAGCCTTAAAAGGCCAGGAAATAGTTCTTCCCGTTGCTCTCAATGCATCATCTACAGCATAAACAACATTTCTTCCAACAACATCATATGCTTTTATTGGTAATTGAAGAGCCCTTGAACCACCTAATTTACGAAAAGCGTAATCAATACCAAGGAAAGTAGCAATATCATACTTCCACGACCACCCCCCTGGGACTTTATCAAATACAGATTCTTTTTCTGACATAACCTTTGTGTATTGTATATATTAAAATATACAAAGATTATTTTTTTTTAAATAATCTTTATGCCCACTAAAAGTGTCGCTTACAAAGATTATTTTTTTACAGATTTACAATTTTACTTTATCACCAACCACTAATTTAGAAAAGACCACCAAACATACTCTTACGAACAGGGCGCGAGCGACGCTTAACAGGAGACTTACGCTTCATCATCATCATCTTCTTCTTGCACTGAGCCTTGAGAACCTTCTCACTCTTGTAAACTCTCTTTGAACCTCTCTTGAGGGTTATCTTAACACCTAATTTCTTGCACATACGACGAACAGCGGCCGAAGGGCGTGAAACCACCTTCTTAGTGGCTGCAGACTTCTTTACAGCACGACGTTTCTTTCCAAATCCAGCCGCAGGACCGGCTGCCATTACAGGGACCGTAGATTCACGAAGGCGGCAAGGAGAGGGGAAAAGACCAGTGCTATCTTCTGAGAGAACACCTCCGCGGTACTTCTTAGGATCGCAGAATTCATATCCCATCATGCTTGTGAGATCTGGGGAATAACCAAAACCCGAACGACGTTTACCTGCGGAACCGTAATAGTTACGGTATGCACGAACGGCCCTACCAAATGAAGAGAACGAACCGACACCTAGATCATAAGAACCGAAAGCCATCATTGGAACTCCCATATCGGCACCGAATCTAGCCGAACGGGTGGGTTTCTTAGTGGAACTACGTTTCTTTCCAAATCCAGCCGAACGAAGACGGCAAGGAGAAGCAAATAGACCGGTACTATCACCAGAGAGAACACCTCCCGAATATTTCTTTTGGTCGCAGTATTCATAACCCATGTTCTGATTTAAAGACGATAAAGCACCAAACTTAGAGTTACGTCCAAAAGCTAAAGCAGAGGCTAATTCTTCACGTGCCATAGCTCTAGCTTCATTCTTAGCTACTCTAGCGCCTGCCATAGCGGCTTTCTTACCTTTTTTTGTGACCTTTCTAACCATGGAACCTAGGCCTCCACGATTTTTACGGCTTTTAGCCATCATTTTCTTCTCGCATTGGGATTTGAGAACTGCTGCGGTTTTGTATACTCTCTTACCGCCTCTCATTGCAGTTACCTTAACCCCTAGGCGGCGGCATAGGGCTAATAATTTCTTTGATGGCTTTGCAGATGGACGAGGAGCACTACGTTTTTTTCCGAAACCTAATAGTTGTGATAGTGTCATTTTATTTGTTGTTTGTTAATTAATTAAAATATTATTTTTTCATTAGAAATGTTTTTTTATTTCTCTAAATGATGATTTTAGTTCTTGTATATATTTTTGAATTTGATAGTTATTAAATTGTCTATCACTCATGAATTGGGTAAAATTTTTTTCCCAATCATCTATATTTCCAATTTTATAATGTTGAACTTCCCAACCAGGTGGTATTGATGGGGAATCAATAAACAGTTTTCTTGAAGTTTTATAATCAAAATCTTCTGGTACATTAAATTTTTGTGGCATATTAGAAATCATATTTTCTATGCTTCCCCATTCTTTAATATAATTAAAGGCAGTTACAGGTCCAAGTTTAGGTATTGTACAAGTGTAATCACACCCACATAAAATACAAAAATCCATAAATTGATTAAATGAAAATTTAAATCCTTGAAGAAGATTATCTAGACGAGTTAAAATAAACTCGTCATTTTTCTTGCCATTCTGAAGAAGATTAGGAGAACCATGAACAAGAGTATCTGTATCTTCTGACAATGCAAAATCTACTATGTTTTGTTTTACCATCTCTGAACATAATGCTTCTGCTTCTCCTTTTGCAGATAAATTAGGAATTCCTAAAATATTTAGTAAATTTTTAACATCTTCCTTATGATGCTTTTTTACATAAATAATCTGTTTAGATAACTTTTGAACTTCATTTTGATATACTCGAAGTTTCTCTTGATTTTCAATAAATTTATCTAGTTCTTCTTGTTTGGGAAGAATTGGAAGTTCCCCATGTTGTAATGAATCATCTTCGTCATCATCTTCTATAATAGTTATAGACTCTTTTAACTCATCAATTTTTTCATTTAATTTGGCTATACGTTCTTCTAATTTTTTTTTATTTTCCCATCTTTTTGAAAGTACATCTTCTTTTTGCTGGGGTGGTATTCCATCCCAAATAAATAAAGGGATTATTCCATTTTTTAAAAAATAAATTATTTTATTTAAAAATCCAACGACGTGAGGATGTTCGAGATGTCCCTTAGAGTATAAAAAACGATACAAAAATATACTTGAATCTATAGCAAATGTACTTCCAGTAAAATAATCTATAGTATGTTGCTCTCTAACTTCAGGAGCATGGCGTTCAACTATACTTTTTAAATTTTTAATCCCCATAGTACAACTTTAATTAGTCGTAACTCTCTAATATATATGTAATTCTTTTTTTTAAGCGTATTTTACTTCGTAAAATCGCTAAGCCCGCTAAGCGAAGTAATCTATGATTACTAGCCCGTGCGAAGCACGATAAGCGAAGCGCTTATGCCCGCAACGAAGTTGCGATGCGTTGCGATGCTTTAAGCGTATTTCATTTAAAAATAGGTTTATCTCTCCAAGATTTCTTAGTTATTTTTTCTTCAACGTTGCAAAAATCCAAAATACTCCCATTTTTTTGAATTTCATCATTCCTTTTTGCTGTTTGATTACGATTATTATACTTAATCCAATCTGGGCTCTTCTCAATACCTTCTTTTTTATATAACATCCAGTCCTGATGCCATTTCTCCATAATAGGAAGGGACTTTTTCCACCATTCTGGATCTCTACGAACTTCTACTACATTTAAAATATAATCATCGTCACTATCACCTGGTTTGTATTCAATAAAATGACCAATTTCAAGATCACATACTTCTAAATTTGTAAGAACTTGGGCTATATAATGTTGAGGTATTTCACCCATTTTAATAGGACGTCTAAGAGGACATTTAACTTCAAGGAGAATACCATCTTCGGTAATTCCATCTGGACTTCCACCCAACCAAGGAATTGTGGGATGAGGGATCAAACCAAAATCATAGTTTTTCTTGTTGTAAACTTGTTCATATTTAGCAATAGCTATATCCTCGTAATATTGCCCCCAACGTGTTGCCTCATTTCCAGTAAAAGGTTTTCCCATCCCCAATTTATCCAAATGCAATTGAAAGGGTGTCTTGTAGTGATTATCGCCAAGTACAGTAGGAACATCACTGCTAGTTAATTTTCCTTTACGTTGTTCAAACCATTCCGGACTTCTCTGTTCGTATTGAGGTAATTTAAGTAATTTTGCTACCTGTGGATGCATTGTAATAGTATTATTACTTAAATTAATATTCTATATGTTTCTTTAACTTACTTAAAGTATTTTTAATCCAAACACTTTTTATTATAACACTTAGATGTCTGACCACCCCATAAGTGTTTAAAAGTATTTTCACAATGTTTTGCTGTATATTTGCTTGTGTTTATGTTGTAGTTTAAGAGTATGCTCCCTGGTCCTACGTTTATTGATTCTATTTTGTGAAACCATCCCTGTGGTATATAGAAGAGATCTCCTGGATTGGTTTTCCATAAAATAGTTTTAATTCCTTTTTTACGTAAAAATTCTTGAGCTTCATTATTTGACATATTCTTTAATTTAGAAAGTAACATTTTAGTATGGTTTTTATTACTCCAAAGTAATATTGATTTTTGACCATAAATTTGTACACCGTAATTGTTTACACAATCAAAATGACTATGAAATTTCCAAGGATTTGTACTAATTCTAATTTTAATTTCATTTGATTGACCATATTTATCGTATAATTGATTTAATATTGGTGTAAATTTATTTAAAAACCAGTCATCTATTGGTGAACCTGGTATAAGGTCTTTTTTCCATTGATAAGCTTTTCCATCGTAATTATTTAATTTATAGGAAAATAATTTACCTAAAGTTCCATTGAAAGTTCTATCTGAATAAGACGCTATATCTTTTGTTAAAGGATCTTTATTCAATGTCCATTCTGATATATTTACTTGTTCATTTCTAAGTTTAGAAGGTAATTCTTCTGGTGTAAATAAAATATTTTTATGAAAATTTGCTTTTTTTATCCAGGGGTTATCATTATTACTAGACCATAATAACCATATAATTATTGCAATAATTACAAATCTTATTATTGTAATCCAACCCATTTCTAATATACTTAAATATTATTTTTAATACTTTTTTGTTTAACGTATTGACGATAAGTGAAGCGTTTTCTACGACGACTTTTAATATTACAATACATATCCATATCGAAATTATCATTATCAAATGATAATCTTTCTTCAATGTTTTTAGTAATATTTTGTAAATAGTTGTTAGAACACGGATATCTTGAAATATACACAGATCTATCCATTAAATCATCTATCCATTCTAAATAAATTAATTCATTTGATGGCAAAAAATAATGATTTATATATCGTTTACTTAAGTCTTCATAATTTAGATTATAAATTAAGTTCTTTTCATGATTAGGCCAAGATTCTTTACTGATAATAACATCAGAATTCAAAAACTTTAAAAATTTACACAAATCAACTTGAGACAAATTAATCCATAATTTTTTAGCAATACCACCCTTAGAACATTGAATGTAAATCTTGTTCACATGTATATCTAAATTAACCATTTTATTCCATAAATAAGGATCTTTAAACATATTTAAACCCCTAGTCTGCCTAGAAACAATCTTTAATGTTAAATAACGATATTTAGGAAGTTCATGTTTAAAATTTTCATAAAAATATTTATTACTTAAAATCAAGTTTACACAAGTAATAGGATCACTGTGGGACAAAATCTCCCCCCACATGTCCAAAACATGCATCATCACCTTTATTTTACTATTAAACAATATTAAAATAGAGTATTAAATTATTTAATTTTTCCCCAACCAAGGTCTCTAGTGGTTCCCCATCTTAGTCCTCGTTTGCGGTAGACTCTGTTTTTTAGTCTTTTTCTAAGTTCTTGGACTATTGTACTTGATGCTCCTAGTGCTGCACCTCCTAGGCCTACTACTCCTGCTAGGGAACCGTGTTCTTTTTGTGAGTCTCTCACGTTGGTGTGGATCTTTCCGAAATAGGGAATTTTTGCTATTTCATCGGTTGATCCCATCAATACACCAATTGGTGCACCAAGATCTGACATAATTTCCCAGTATAAAAGAGAAAGAGGAGCTATTGCAATATCTTTTGGGTTATCTTTAATGTTTTTAAGACGTTGTTTGTAAGAAACGTTGGGATCCCCCCCTGCTGAAACTGAAAGACTTAATCCTGATGCATATCCTAGAATTCCTAATTTGAACGCCCTACTTCTTATTTTTTCATTTAAAGTTCGTAGGTTTTTTTTAATATACCTCCTAGTTTTTTGGTCAATTAGGTCAGATTTCAATAAAGACTCATCTATTGCTAATTTAGCCTTAACATCTAAGAGTTTTCTTAATTTTTTATCAGTAATTTTTTTACGATCACCTAATATATTTTTAGCAGATCTATCACCTTTACTCGCATACCGTTGTTGTTTAATATATACACCAGATTGTAATAATCTCCTCTCTTGTGGTATATTTTTACCTAAATTCTTTTGTCCCTTCAAGATTTCATCAAAATCTTTTGAAACTAACGAATCAATTTTTTTCTTCTCAGCAGAAATTTTCTTTTTTAATGAACCAGGTTTCATTGCTCTTTTAATTAAATTTAAATTATCCTCCATAATAATTTTTTTACGAAGATTATCTGTAATTCTGGTATTTAAAATGTTTCTTTGTATAGCTTTTTTTACACCTCTAATGGCAAACATGATTCACACTTAAATTATACAAAGATTATTTTTTTTAAATAATCTTTATGCCCACTAAAAGTGATGCTTACAAAGATTATTTTTAATTGCGTATTTAATATTTTACATACATCTTAGAGGTCTTCTTAGCAGAACGCTTTGGTAGAGTGCGCTTTGTTGGCTTCTTAGAAGTACGCTTTGGTAAAGTACGCTTAGCAGAGGCCATCTTCTTCTTAATAGCAGCCTCTAATTCAGCTGCTGTCTTGTACACTCTCTTTCCACCACGCGTCTTTGTTACACGGATTCCTAACTTTTGGGCACGTGCACGAAGGGCTTTTGAAGGAATTCTCGGAGGGAGGGTGCGCTTCTTGGTGGTCTTGGGGGCACCGAATCTTGAGCGACGGGTTGTTCTTGATGGACGGAGGAAACCACGGGGAGTACTAGCACCTACAGTTGGAATAGCCATACCTACGTTAATGGTACGACCTACCCCAGACGTTAGCTTACCTTTAATGCCTCCTACCTTTCTACCTCTCTTTACGGCCCCTTTGTCTCTCCGCTTAACTGTAGAGATACCACTCTTTAGTCCACGGATAGCACCCCCAGCACGACGTCTAAGACCCCGAAGGGCTTTAAATTCCTCTTTATTGGTTGCACCGAAGGCCATAAAACTACGGGGGAGATTACGAAGAGAACTATTTCCCCTACGTACTCTTCTAGCACCTTTAAGTGCTGCGAGACTAGCTAATCTACGATTGTAACCTTGGGCTTTCTTATAAGCCATTTTACCTGCGAGGTTACTTCCAATAACTGACTTTCCTGATTTAATGGCTTTAGAAGTAGCATAGAGACTTGCTTGTTGGGGATTAATAAATCCTCTAGTACCCTTAAAAGACATTCTCCCGACCTTACTAGCGGCTTTACCTACACCCTGGATAGTTTTACTTACACCTTTAAAAAATCCAGTTGGGGCTCTAATAGCACCAAACCCTTGGACAGGGGCTTTACCCTTGCCCTTGCGTTTAATGTCGGCAAGCATTTTGTCAGCCTCGGCCTTACAGAATTTAAGTAATTTTTCCTTTGTTACAAATAGACGATGGAAAGGCGCTTTTGGACCCTTTAGTCCAGGGAATTTACCAGCAATTTTTTTGGTTTTCTCATCAATTGCTAGATGTTCAATCATTGGACAGTAAGTACTAATTACACCAAAATATTTGTCTCCTGTAATAGTAGCCTTGTCAGTAAACTCAGGATCGTTAAGAATTTCATCCAAACCCAACTCCTCTGCAACGGCCTGTGTAGCAGCTGCCTGTTGTTGGGCTGGGGGGAGTTCAGCTACAACCTCTTGGATTTCTTCAATTGGCTGGGAAGGTCCGCTATCTGACGAAGAGGGGGAAATTGCAGATGGTTGAAGACATTGTAAAATTAAATTATGATCTATGTTATTTAACATCCAATCTACTAGTGCAGATTTATTTGTTATTCCTTTTATTACACTTTCAGGTACTTGTTTTGCTTTCATTGTTTTAATTAAACTAAATATTATTTTTTTGTATTAAATATTTAATTTAAATTTTTGCTTTGATAATTAAGCATCTTTATCAAAAGACCCTGGAAGATTTTCTTCTTCTTTGGTTCTCTTATCTTTTTTAATTTTATCCAGTAGATTTTTAAGATTATCTAAACTATCTTCTTTTAAGAGGGTATCATCTATTTCTTCTCCATACACTTCTCTATAAGTAATTATAATTTTATTTAAAATCTCTTCCTTTTCACTAGCCTCTTTAAATAGTTTTTTAATTTTTAATTTTGTATTATTCATTTGTTTTAAGTTGTCTGTTTTTAAATCTCCATTTAAAATATTTTGAAGACAATTTAATAACTTAAAAGTAGAAATACTATCATTCAACAAAATATCTTTATTTTTATAGTTTTTATGAAGATTTAATAAATTAGGTGACATAGTACTTATAATTGAATTACTAGGAATTCCACAAGTTATATTTTCTTTTAATATTAAATTTTGTGGTATAGTTTCATTTACACCAGAGGATACATTTGTATAAATTGTTCCTTTTTGTTCTATTGGTTCTGAATTATTCATAATTTCAAATTCAGTAAAATATTCTTTAGAATCTTGACGTTTATATTGCTGCCCACTTGTGTAATCTAAGTATGTTAATTTCCATAATTTATCACCATTTTCATTAATTTTTTTTGATGAGTCGGTAGTAAAAAAATAATTAAGTCTTGTTAAGTTACCATTTTGATTAATTTTACAATCAATAGCAGCTTCTTTCATGGGTTGGTAAAATGATCGAGCATATTTAAGTTTATTTTGTGCTTTTTTATACATATACTCATCGAGAGAGAATTCATTTAAACCTTTGTAACTTATAATATCTTTTTCAATTCCACCTAAAGTACTTAAATGAATAAATACACTAACATTGTGCTGGTCAGGAGGTAATCCAGAATGAGAACAAAAACGAACTGCACGAGCAATAATTTGCTCCATTCTACTATCATTCCACCAAGGATCTAAAATATGAACTTGTCTAACTCTTTTAAAATTAACGCCTTCTTTTGTACTAGGACTTCCTAGAATAATTTTTATTTGAGAACCATTGAAATTTTCAGGACTATTAAATAATTCTTGGGCTTGTTGGGTATTTTTAGTACCGGATTTCCATAAAAAATATGTAAATTTAGTACCTTGGGGTTTAGTTCCACCTAATTTCCATTCCCATCCACCTATGACTTTAAGTATTTTAGCAATTGTTTCAACACCAAAGTCTAAATAATTACTATAAATAAAAACTGGTTCTTCATTCTGAAGAGATAATTCGATTGTTTTAGCGAATTTAGAAGAATATCTAGAAAGTTGATTGCATACGGTAAGTACTTGTGTTGCGTAATTATAAGTTCTATAAGATAAATAAGTTTCTGACAGAATTTTTAAGAGTAATTTAACTTTTTCTTGTAATGGTAATCCAGGCATTAAATTACCTGCAGAATCTGTATTTGGTAGAAAAATTTGACAAGCGAGACGACTTTTATGGAAAACACTAATGCTTTCTTCTATATTTTTTCCAGTTTTTGTTAAAATTTTAATTAAAATATCTTGAATTCTTGTTCCTTTCTGTTCTTTCTTTTGTTCTTCTTCGATTTCCCTATTAACTGTTCTTATATAATTATCTGCTTGTTCTCCTGACATATCATGGTTATAAATTATAATCTTTTTCTGTGGATAGGCATTAGGATTACCACCTTTAAAATATGAAATATACCCCGCACACATAAATTTAAAAAGATCCTTCTTTTCAGGCCTCAACGATAAATCCTTTTCACTAACACAAAATTCAGATATAAAATCCTCCGAACGAGATGGAAATAAAATACGAGGCCTTAATAAATTTAATGTTAATCCAATCTCATGAGGCTTATCATAAATAGGAGTACCAGACATTAAAACAATTCTAACACTTTTAGGTATAGCATATTGTACAGCTGTAAGAAGTTTATTGTATCCAGAACCAAGAGCACTCACAAGTTTATGAGCTTCGTCAATTACAATAATACTATTTTTATATTTTTTAAGGGCTTTTACAGTTCTTCCTTCAATCATGTTTACTCCTTCGTAGCTGTAGAGTTCTCTAACAAACTTTTCATGACTTAAAATAGTGTAGTTAGTATTTATATTTTCTTCATTGTTATTTTGTATTACTTTTAACGAAGTTTTCATTCTGTCTAATGCAATAACATCGTTTGCCGTTTTATTTGTTTTACTTTGTAAATTTTTAATAATATTTTTTAGTTTAGTTATTTGAGTTTTTAAAGAATATTCTTGCTTTTCTAACCCTTCTTGACGAGAATTCCATAAATAAAGTTGCTTAGTACAGTCTCCTTTAAGCTCTTCTTTGTATTGATTTACCAATGGTGCTGGAGCTACTACTATAACTTTGTTAGGGGTATTAGAATTTTTACTTATTTTTTGACCTAAAACAGTAGATTTAAATTCCTCAGCAACTAAAATACTTGTACATGTTTTACCAGAACCAAGACCGTGCCATATTAAAATACCATTTGTATCTGTATGTGTATTTAAATAACGAGCTACAAATTTTTGGTGATTGTTGAGTTTAAATTGTTCTTGAGAACAAAAATCATCGAAAGTTTTACTAGAATATTCTTCATCATACGAATATTTATTTAATTTTAAATTAACTGTATCATACCATTCTTCAGAATTAAAATCTTCTTTATCATAACTAGGTTGAATGGCTTTTAATTTATCGTATAATTCAGTACCGTCCCAACAGTCTTCCCATTTTTTAGTAGTGGGATTCCATGTAAGTTCGTCTTTATACTGGGTATAATTCTTACAACCATCCATATTTATAATAAAATAAGATTTTTTTTATCATTTATATTCCTTTCCATCCATTTCTAATACTTGGTTCACTATCACCACCCAATCCCTCTTCTCCAGATGTAGACCAATCTCGTGCAGGTGTAATAAAAACATTTCCATACTTCATCTTATTGATTATTTTTTCAAGTTTCTTTCTTTTTTTTATTTCTTTTTCTAAATCGCTTTCTTTATTAGATATTTTCTCTATAATAATTTTACCATCTTTTTTAGGTTCAGATACAGGTTTCTTTGGGATATTTTTAGGTTTAGTGGTCTTTTTCTTAACAGTCTGTTTTTTCTTTTCTTTGATTGTTGGTTTTTCCTTTGAGGGTTTTTCAGGTGTTTTTGTTTTTACTGGGTTTTTTGTTTTTACCGATGGTTTTACCGGTTTTTTTTCTTTATTAACTTTATCAGTCATTTAATTAAAGAAAATATATTTATAGTTTATTTTAGAACGAAAATATTTGTCTATAATACAATAAAACAAAACCATGGTTGAAAAATATGGAAGTTACTGTCAAGTATGGAAAGGTAAAGCAGAAATGACTAGAGAACAAGGACTTACAAAAAAAGATATTATTAGAGTTAAAACATCTGAAGGAACTTACAGATACAAAAGCAAAGAAAAACACAATCAAACAAAAAAAAACCCACGTTCAAAGGCACTTGTAAAAGCTAGGAAAGAACTTATAAACGAAGGAATTTTATCTAGTAATGATGGTTTTATTCCTATGGGTGGTAAAACAGAAAAGGGGAAACTATTACTGAAAAGAATAAATGAAATATTAAATAAATAATAAAATATTTAAGTATAATATAATACATTAAATGATTACAACAGAGAACTTAGTACAAGTGTTAATAATAATTAGTATTGTATATATCTTATTAGGTATAAAATTACCAACAAATAGATTAATTATTGTAGCATTTATTTGGTCTATTTTGTATTTTTATACAAGAAATTATGAAAAAGAAACATTTGTTTCTCCAGAAGATATGGATATGGACGAAGGAGAACTTTACGGAAAGGAAACATTCAAACTTAAAAATATTAAAATAAAAAAACCATCTGTTAAAAAGTTAATCAAAAAAAGCAAAAGTAGTATTAAAAAATTCACCTTAAAACAATATGATAATATACATGATATCCTTGGAGAATGTGAAACTAGAAATGAGTTAATTGCAAAAACTGCTATTGTTTCTGCTACAGTTGCATTAACCGGTGGCGCTTCTTTGGCAGTTAAGGACGTATCTAAAATGCTTGTTGATGAATTAATAGGTGAAGTAGTTAAAGGAGATGTTGATGCTACTATTGATAAAGGTGTTAAAAAATTAAATGATTTAATGATACTTATATTAGATCAAATCCATGATAAAATAAATAAATTAAAAATTGGTCCTGAAATAATTAAAACTACGATACAAAAATTAATCAGTATAATAGAAGATGAAGGGAAAGAATATTTTCTTTGTATACTAACAAAAATAATTAAAACACTAGTTTATAAAAAAACAGGGGTAGAAGCAGGGTCTCCAATTCTCAAATCAATTGCAAATGGAGATATCGAAGGTGCTCTCTCAGCTCTCTTTGCTATGATAATATGCTTCATTAAAGGAGAAGAAAAATATATATTTATTGATACTGTAGCTAGTATTAAAAATAATAAAATAATTATGGAAGGCAGTATTATAGAATCTGTGTTCAAAAAACCCGTTGTTAAAGTTAAGGCGTCTGGATTTAATATTGCTTGGACTATCATATTAATATTGTATTATCAATTGAATATTGGTGAATGCGATAACATTAGGGCAACGATGGGTATAGGAATAGCTAAAAAGGTTTTAAAAAAATTAAAAGGCGTTCTAAATGATTAAATTAAAATATGTTTTTTTTATAAATACCATTGATACAATAATAGCAATGAGTAAAGTAGTTAAAAATCTTGAAAAAAGAATGAACGAAATGGAAGATGAACTTCGTAAAATGAAAAGAGCACAAAAAAAAGAAACAACAAAAGATCGCCCGAAAAAACCTCCTTCGGAATACAACCTGTTTGTTAAGAAAAACATCGCAGAACAAAAGAAAGTCAATGAAAAAGAAGGGAAAACTGTAGATCACAAAATTCTATTCTCCAATGCAGTAAAAGCTTGGGGAGAACAAAAAAAATAAAAAGGGGTTTTTAAAATCCAAATACGCATAAAGCCTCTACGGGCTTAGCGATTGTTCCAATACGCTTTAAAATATTTATGGAAACTTTTATCAACTTTTTTAACTAGAAGTAACCATAAATAATTTAAGTCCCACATAGCCCGACTTTAGCATTGCTTTAATTAAATTTTTTCTCTCTAAACCATATGTTACAAACCCATTTAACACCTTTACCTATATGGTCACCGCCATGTAAAGCATGTGGATGGATTTTACCATATTTATCAAGTGTATGAAATAATAACCCTCCTGTTTTTGGTAAACGGTACTTAACCCCTAAATTTGGAAATGATGTAAATCCCCCTGTATAATCTTTATCTCCTTCATTTAAACCTAAAATGACAGTTCGTATTCTTTCTCCTCCTCTTTTTTTAAATTGTATACACGTGTTTTTGTCCATTGCACATGCATCGTGATGAGGATTGTAAAAATTGCCAGGTCCATAGCGAACTACTTGAATTTTTTCTGCATTTTCAAAGGGAATATCTATTCCATCATTATCTCTAATCCATCTAAGTGATCTTTGGATTATCTTTTTTGCCAGTGGATCGTTTTTTGATAACCATTTAGTTTTACTTTTACGATGAACATAGTTAATTTTATCATTTCCTAATAACTGAGACTCTTCCATAGAATTAGTTGATTGGTTAATAATTGTACGAGCTTCTGACGGAGTTATTAATACACCGGGGGGTATTAATTTAGGTAAAACATAATTTTTATCTTTTTTTGGATATTTTAAACATTCAATATCATTGTATATTGGAATAAGACTTTTTGCTGACCCAAAGGTAGATTTACTAGGAATAAAATAATTCCAATAAAACAAAAAACAAAAAACTATCAAAATTATCCATATCTTAATTTTAGAACTCCTTCTCTTGTTTATCATTATAATTTATAATAAACAAATATTTTTCTACATATTTAATTTCAATTGAATTGGACAATGGTCAGAACCATATTGCTGGTCCAATATAGTTGAATCGGTAATTTTATCCATAAATTCACCAGAAACCATAAAATAATCTAACCTCCAACCCTTGTTGAAATCTCTTGCCTTACCAATGTTAGACCACCAACTATATTGCCTACGATCAGGATAGAAATGACGATAAGAATCAACATAATCTGTAAGCAAATTATCTTCAAATGATTTACGTTCCTCGGAAGTCAACCCAGGACCACTACAAGTGGGAGACCATACATCAATATTCTTATGTGCAACATTAAGATCCCCGCAAATAATCAACTCAGAATTAGTCTGTTCGCGAAGAATTTTACAATGATGGGCAAAACTAATATCCCACTGCTTGGTACGATACCCCAACCTACTAAGATCCATTTTTGAATTTGGAGTATAAACATTTACTAACCATCCCCAAGACCACAAAGTACTTACAACCCGACCTTCTGTATGACTAAGTCCTACATTAATCGGGTCACAATCAATATGGAATCCAGTGTTGGTTTTAAGGGGTTCGGTTTTTGACATTGTGAGAACTCCGCTATACCCTTTCTTTTCGGCATCGCACCAGTAACGATAGGGGTATTTATGGATAATTTCAATAGGAAAGATTACCTGCCATTCTTGTGCTTTGGTTTCTTGAAGGCAAATAATATCTGGGTCATATTTCTGGATACAGCGTTGAAATTCTTCTTTTTTAATAACGCTGCGAATTCCATTAACATTCCAAGAAATAATTTTAACCATGTTTGCGTTACGAAGTATACAAAACTTCTGATGGTTTTAATTCTTGTAATGTTTATTTGTTTAAGCGTATTTGGATTTTTTAAAAATCCAATCGCCTGAGTTACAGTTACATTTCATCCTGAATAATAATCATATTCTGAGGAGCTATCTGATCAACCGTTTCATCGGCAGTGGCAAAATTTCCTGTTTCAGAAGGAGTAACGTAATTTGGAACCATGATTGGCGAGGGAGAAACAAGATCCTCATCAGTAACAATTGTTACTTGTTCTGTAGGAGCTGTAGATTTCATTTGTTCAGCTACATTAGGCATCGAGGATGGTGGGGAAGTCGTTGTAGGTGATGAAGGAGATGGTGATGGAGGAGGAGGGGATTTTTTCATTCTCTTTACAATTATTATGACTATTATAGCTGCTAAAATTACATATAAATTATCTGAAATAAAATTAATAATTGTTTGAATCATTTGCTGCATATTTAATATTTTACTGTTATACTATAATGAAACAAATATTTTTTTAAAGAAAATACTTAGTTATTAATTTTAGGTGCTAAACAAAATTGTATTTTTCCAAGATTTGCCACATTGTACTCTATAATTAAAGGATATTGTTTCTTAAGAAAAATTTCAACAGTACTACATAAATTTGTACTTTTTGTAAAACAATTAATATATTTTATATCAAATACTTCTTTTACATTAGTATTCTTTTTACTAAATACAAGACCGTTTTGAGTCTCACCAATCTCAATCTTCTGAGTTGCAAAATCACCATCAGCACTAAGAGTAAACTTGTCTTCATCACTTTCAATTATAATGTTATTACTAATAATTGAAAGATCTCTCGTGTATTTTTGAAAATCAGCACTAGGCATACTTATAACAGAGTCATATTCAATATCGGGAATTTCAATTTTTTCATCATTTATATCTAACATTTTCAAAAAACACTTTACTTTAGTATTCTTTTCTTTATTTTCAATCATTATTCCAAGTTCACTTGTTTTTGACTCTTCGACAAAAATAGTAAGAATATCATTATTGCCAATTGTCTTTAACAACTTAAAAAGCATTAAAACATTAATACCAATTGTAAGTTTATCCTTACAATAATAATGTTCAAAATTCTGGGAATTTAATTTTGTATATACTAGACTTACCCTAGCGCTGTCCATAGTCATAATTTTCATTCCATTTTGGTCAAAGTAAATGTTTACATCTGTAAGAACTTCTTTTAGAGATTCGACAAGAGTTTTTATACTATTTGATTGAACTGTTTTTATTTCAAGAACGTTAGTTGAGTTCATTGTTTTTGTACTATTACTATTAGTATAAATTATTGTTAATCTTTAAACGAAATTAAGTTTAATTCCATTCTAATGGTTTATTTAAATCGGTAATAACTTTTTGTTCTGTTAATTTTGTTATTACCAGTTCCCAATTGTTATTATTTTTTGGGGGTAATCCTAAGTCTTCGTAGTTATTGTTTAACATTTCTATAAATTGTGCAAGTGTTGGAGGATTTTTATGGAAATTTTGTGCAGGACCTAGAATTCCAATAAAATGTTCTTTTACATCCCAAGATTTACTATCAATAATTTCAAAATTTTCATCTGTAGAAGTTATATTTAAAGTTATATCAATAACCTTAACTCTATCAGGTAAATCATAATCAAGACAATGAGTAATACCTCTAGGATTCAAAAGAGTCTCTAAATCTTTAACTTTAACCATTCTTGAATATTCTTTTGAATAATAATTATAAAATACCCAAATAGTATCTTCATCATCCATACTAAATTCATTGCATAAATTCTCAACATCCATCTTAATCAAATTATATTCTTCATCATATTTTAATTTAAGTTCATCAACACAATCAACGTTGTTACCACAGTCATCTAAAAACATAAAACCAGTAATTTCTGGTGTAGTTAATTTTTTTAATTCATCATTATTGATATTTTCTTGTTTTATTGCTAAATTCATGTAGTACAAATCTATCATTTTTAATATTATCTTTTTCCATAATTCTAAACAATTATGAGTAAATATTCCACAAACATACCCAGATATAAATGTTGACATAATGAAATACCCTAAAACCATATTTTATTTATCCCATGTAAGTATTTTTTAAATTAATTTTAAACCGCGGTATACCAATCTATTTAAAGTTTTTTTATTAAAATAATTAAGGTAAAATTAACCCATTACAAATGAGTGACAATACTAATAATGAAATTGTTAAAAAAAAAAGAGGTAGAAAACCTAAACTAAAAAATTTGGAACAAGAAACAATTCAAAATGATGAGGCTAGTTGTAGTAGCAGCAGTATCATCTCTGCACCAAAAAGAAGGGGTAGAAGAAGAAAATATGAAATTGAAAATTTTGAAAAACTTCTTGGAAGACACAATGAAAATACATTTGATCATCAAATAACATATGAAGATAACGTTAGTTCTAGTGTTGTATCTGAAGAAGAAATCGAAGAAGATTATTCCAATCTTCAAAAAAATTCAATTAGTTTTGGAAATCTTAACATCACAGTCAGTAAAAAACAAGAAGCCAATAAAGATGAATTTAGAAGAACCCTTCTATCAAATGTAAAGAAACATCTATTAGTCAATGACAAAAATAACAATTTAACAACAAAGATAAATAAAAGTACAATCTCGGTTAAAAATAAAATAAATATAGATGAAGATGAATACAGCGAAGACGAAAATACACAAATAGACAAAGAAGATATAGTAAATCAACAACAATTTGAAAAAATCATTTTTAATAGAGAAAAATATGTATCCAAAGAACTACAGAATAAATTAACAAATACAAGCATAAACAGAATTCGAGTAGTAAAAGGACTAAACTCATTCAAAACAGAACAAAATTGGCCAGAAAAAACAGATGTATGTTGTTGGCATTGCTGCCATCAATTTGACACACCACCGTGCTTCATTCCATCTCTATGGGATGAAAGACGAAATAGAATAAAATTCTTTGGTGTTTTTTGTTCATGGTCATGTGCAAAAACATATAATTCAGAAATGCCTGACCATAAAAAAACAGAAAGAATGTCATTGTTTAGTGTTGTAATTAGAAATATTACTGGAAATTATGTTAGAATATCACCAGCCCCTCCAAGACAAGCACTTAAAATGTTTGGTGGGTATCTCACAATAGATGAATTTAGAAAAAAACATATCTATTGTAAATACTTATTTAAAGATATTGGTATGGATAATTTCACCTTTCCAGAATTCTTTGAAATATCAAATGTCAAAAAATCAGAAAACTACAATAAAAAGACAAAAGAACAGAAAAGATTAAGACTGCAACGTCCATCAAAATAAATTTCTAGTACCATATTGTTGAGCAAAAGGAACACTAGAGGAATTTGCTAAACCTGGAGAAATTGAGGATGTCTTTGTAGACTTCATATAATCTAATATTAAACTAACACCCAAGTAAATAGTAACTATTAATAAAAATATCGTTAAATATCCTTTTATATCAGTACAACCTATTGTGTTATTATATGTTGCTATAAATGTTTCTTTTAATGATGGTTTTGTGTTAGATGAAGGTCTACTATCCATCATTTTTACACGTTGGGTTATATAACTTAGAACTACTGGATTATCCATTAGTTTATCTATTAGTTCTAAGGCTTCTTTATTAGCATCTCTTTTAGGAATTTGTTTGGTAGCTGGTTGTGGCGATGGAGCAAGGGGGCTGTTTGGGTGTACGGGCATTCCATTCCAAGAACTATTGTAATTAATTTGTGGACCTCTTTGAAGGGGAAATGATTTTATTTCAGGGACTTGGTTTTCATATTCATTTACAATTCTATGTAATTTATTTACTTCATCTCTTTCTTTTGAAACTTCTTTAGATGGAATTTTATAAGCATCATCTAAAATTGCAAATCCCAACATTTGTTATAAGTTTTAACTATTATCAGTAAATATTTTTTTTTTTAATATTTTACATTAAATTGAGTTCTCCCCTACCTCTACCCCTGCCACCCCTACCCCTACCTCTACCACCTCCACCCCTACCCCTACCACGACCACGGCTGTTCGAAATTAATACAGTTTTCTGTCTATCATCGTCATCGATAGCAGAAACGCTACTTTCAGTACCATCCGATGTTGAAGCTACAGAAAATCTATCATCTTCTTCAGGTTCGGGGATATACTGAGTATTGGTGGCTAGGGGTACTTCTTTAGGTTGAAATTCTTGAGACGGTTTTTGAGGCTGAATTTGAGGTTCCATTCCCCCCATCATTCCAGACATTATATTAGAAAAAAGACCTGGATCAAGAGAAGGACCTCTCATTTCTTTATTACCCTGTGCAGAACGAGTCTCTTGAGGTGCTGGTGGACCCCCTTGGGGCTTCTGACCAATACTATCTTGCATAGCCTGAGTAATATTCTTTAAGAAATTAGGATTATTTTGTGTCATTTGAGTTACAGCTGGGATACTACTCTTAAATAAACTCTGTGTAAGATGGAACATAAAAGCACTTCCACCCAACATCATTAAAAGTTCAATCTCGGGGGCCATTTCAGCCTTACCCTTATATTTATCATGAAGTCTCTCAAATACGTTATCATAATCATCCATATTCTCCATAACATTTTCAGACCATCCATCAAGATGAACACTAAAAGGGTCAAATTTCTTATTCATAAACTCCAAACCTGTAACACAAGCCATAAGGGCTCTCCTTGAAAATCTAATACTAGATTGAACTTCAATTTCTCTTTTAATCTTCTCATATTCAAATTTCATTTCACTAAGGTCACTACGGAGAGTATAATTCTTAGATAACTCATAACCTTTCTTCTGGAGAGTCTGAAGCTTAATTAAAATATCTTTCTTTTGTTCTTCTCTTTTCATATAATTTTTAACACTTCGATCACTACTAGCTTGACTAGCTGCTTCATCGAGTTCGTTATCGGAATTTTCTTGGTTTTCATCATTATCAGAATCTTCTTCTTCGGACTCATATTCTATATCATCTTCTTCATCTTCTTCATCATCTTGTTCTATACCTCCCTTTTTGGGATTGGCGAAGGCTTCAAAAGAACCTTTACCAAATTTAGGATAATCGTATTGACTTGAATATTTTTTATTTGATTCAAAACCATTTTGAGGACGATTTGATGATTTAGGGCGTTCCATTTTTTGAACTAAATCGGCACTTCTAACCGATTCGGCTTCAGAAGACTCGCCATCACTTAAAAAATCTTGGCGTTGAACTTTAACCCCTTTTAGAGTATTAGCATGTTTAGATTTAATTTGAACTACGTTTCTAGTAGTCTCATCTGTATCTACCTTAGGAAACTGATTATTTGTAGCCATTTTAAATAATTAATGTTTAAATACTTAAATCTATTTTAGTATTATATTAAATCTTAATTCCATTTTTTTAAACGAATTAGTCGTTAATTTTAAGTAAAACAAATGATATTGTAATGTAGTAAAGTGTTACCAAATGAATTACGGACAACAAGATCCAACATGGGAAAAATATCATCGTAATAGTTCAATAAATCGGTACAGTCGTTGGGGAAAAAAAAACCCCAACTCCTTTAAAAAAATTAATCTTCTAAACAAAGGAGACAGAACATATAACGTCTACAGTGCAGGTATTTTACCCTACACATACGATACTAAAGGGAATTTATTTTTTTTACTAGGTAAAGACCAAGATGGATATTGGTCTGATTTTGGAGGGAGAGTAGAAGATGAAGATCAAGAAGATCATGCTAAAACAGCAAGTAGAGAATTTTTTGAGGAAACATTAGGATCTATTTCAAGTATTAATGAAACCTATCTTAAATTAGTTCAAGGTAATCCTTTAAAAATAGAAAGCAAAACTTTAAATGGAAGTCCATACTACATGTTTATGCTTTATATAGATTTTAAAGATTGGAATGATATGTTTATTAGAACATTTAATTTTCTAAAGTATACGGATGCTCCTACAAAATTTTTTGAAAAAACACAAATACGATGGGCAACTCTACCAACACTTATACAAACCCTTGAATCAAAAAATAGCAATGATTCAAATAATTTTATAGCTCTTAGAAAGGTATTCTATGATACCCTTTTAAGTTCTAAAGATGAAATTATTAGCTTAGATTCAACATCTATTTAAGTTCTAAATAATTCTTATCATAAAATTTTTTAAGACCATAATGAATTAATACATCCTCAAATGTGGTAATATTATCAGGAATGGTAATTAATTCTTTTTGTTCTTTTAACCAATTATATACTTCATTCTCAGATAATGGTTGGTTATTGTTATAATAAGTTAATAAACCCGTACGAGGACCTAATTTCTTTTTAGGAACAATTTCATACTTCTTTGGTAAATTCTGTAACATCCACCATTTTACATTACCCTCTAACCATTCTTCAGGTTTGTCTTCAACCTTTTTGAGAGGTTTTTTACTAACCACTTTACCCCAATTTATAACCTTTTGTGTTTTAACAGATTTCGTTTTAGTAGTTGATGTAATAGGTTCTAACCATGAAAGACATTGAATCCAACAATCAGCAAGGTCGTCCTTCTTCTTTTTACTATCGAGAAACCCAACCCACTTTCCATTTATACCGTGGGTTTCCCCTAATTTCTTATAGGCAAGTTCAATACCAGCTTTTTTAATAGCTGCATATCTATTTTGAGCCTTTTTACCACCCCTTCTTCCCCCCCTAGGGAGAGAAATCCATTCCCCTGTACAATCTAATTTCTTACGAGGACTAAAAAAAATTAATTCTTTTATTTTAGGACGTTCTGGTGTATATTGAAGAACCCCCCGTATGTAAAAATAAGTGTACAAACTAGAACTTACCATTCTCATAGTTGGATTAAAACTTGGTTGTTTTTCAAGCAATAATACATCTACTTTTAATAGATGGGGGCGGCTTTCCAAATTATTTATAATTTCATTGTGAAGTTTAAGGGAATCCCTTGAAGGAGTATTTTCTATGACCTCCCAATGAAATATTTCTTTAGTATCAGAATCAACAATACAGTATGCAAGGTTTTTAATACCAATATCCCATGATAACACCTTCATTACTAATCTTGTGTATTAGTTAATAATTAAGGTTATTAGTCTTTAAGCGTATTTTACTTTGTAAAATCGCATAGCCCACAACTTTGTTGCATTGCTTTAAGCGTATTTGGATTTTTTACTACTTTTTTAGAAGACTAGATAATTGTTTTTTCCTTTTTTCTCCCTCTTTTATTATTTTATTTACTTTTTTCTCCCATTCATCATTTTTAGATTTACTTTTAGACGATGACTTCTTCTCTGGATTAGCAAGAAAATCATATTTTTGGTCTATGTTTTTTTTCTTTTTTGAAACATTTTTAATTCTGTTTTTCTCCTGATCTATCATATAAGCTTCCCCCTCAGCTTTCTTTTTTACATCATTTTCATTCCAACATATATGAATTCTTCCGTCATTATAAGCAGTAACTATATACCCATCTTTATCAAGTTTATTGTAAATATCCATAGTTATTTCAGATATATTAAACAAAGGCATACCAGCAATAACAGAAGGAACTGTGTACAAACATTCTAATTTATGGTTTTTTGCATAATGGAGAACCTTTGCGTATATTTTGTCAAGGAGGTCACTAACTAATTGTCGATGTCTTTTATCTCTCTCTTTGTTTATTTTAATAACTTCTTCAACTTTCATTTAATTGTTAACAAGAAGTTTTTGTTCCACAAGTTTACGAACTTGTTATTTTTCTTTTTATAATGTACATGTTATCATCTTGAACACTGGGTAATTTTATTCCAAGTCCACTAACTTTTCCATTAACATCTACCCACTGATCTCCTAAACTTAAAACTATATCAATTCCAAAATAATCCCTAACATGTTTTTTGTATTTTTCTTTAAATGTATCATAGTCATCATCATGTTTACGAAGAAAAAGAAAATCAGGTTCAACACCTATACTATCTAATTCCCTGGCAGTATGTGTTTTGTAATCATTACTTCTAGCTGTAATAACTATTATTTTATATCCCATTCCTTTTGCAAAATGATATATTTTAATAATGTCAATCAAAGGATCACCCCTTTTATTTACGAGAGTGTCATCTATATCAAACATTACAGCAGGAAATCGATTATTAAAATTAGGTATTTTAGAATAATCATTTAAATACAATATTGACCAATCTCTTGCTTTTTTAAGTTTTTGAGTATAATTTCCTGCGGTCTGCATCCAATCATATATTAGTAACAATAAATTTATTAATAATAAAAATAAAATAATAATTAATATTGTAAAATATACAATATAAATCATATTAACTGTATTCTCGTTATTATATTTAAATATCCTCTTTTACATTTATTAACCACACTTCTTTTAAAACAGACCTTAATTTATCCCAAGACACCCAAACCCAATCTGACATCCACCAAAACTTAATTTTAAGCTCAGTTTTACCACACTCTTCTGAATTATTCTTAATACCACAAATGCTAATCAAATCAGATAAATTATCACCGTTAATAACATTTATTTTAAAATTATAACGATCTTTGTAAGAAAATAAAATATCCTTTAATTTTTCTACATCTGTGTTTATTACTCCTAAAAGAATGTTTCCATTGGAAATCATTTTAAATATGTTTGAAGGTCTTGGGCTGTATAACTCATAACTAAGTTTATGAGTTCTAATTTTAACAGGACTAACAAATGATGATTCCTCTAAATGTAAACCCTTTCTATTTAAAATATCTACATATTTATCAACAGAATATATAAGTGGTTTATCATCTATTTCATAATAAGAAGTTTTTGTAAATAAAGAATTTAATAAAACAATGTTAGGAATAGAATTTTGCAAACCAACTCCATGAATTTTATGCCACCATGAACACAAATGTAAAGTAAATAAATTCCTACCACCACCAACAGGTTTATAAAACAATGATTCTAAATCATAAAAATCATTTTCAGGTTCTACAGCCTCATAAGTTTTATTCTTTTTTAACCATGATCGATTTATATAAGTTCCAAATGGAACTACAATGGTGTTATCTTGTTTACTTGTTAAATTACCCATCTCGTTAATACACTTTTATTTAAATGTTTATCTTTTTTAG